GAGCCACGATTAACAGAAGAACTGTTACCGCCACCATTACGTCTCATGATGGTCTTCATAAGAGAAACAAGTCTCTTGCTGAAGTAACCAGCAGTAGCATCAGCATCATATACCAAGATATTTCTGTCAACACCAGCACTCAAAATAGTGTGCCATCCGTCGTCATTCATTTTCTTAGTAAATTGACCCTGAAGTACGTCCATAGCGCGACCTACAACGTCCCAACGAGCGTCACGAGCATATTTCAACAAGAAGTCGATTGATGCACCAACGTCATAAGTTGGAACCATTACGTAGTCACCTTCAACGTGACGTTCTGGAATACGACCATGGTTAGGGATAGTATAGGCTACGAAATCCTTTTCTGTTCCCGGTGCGATGAAGTCCAATGGGAATTCAGCGCTTGCACCCGGAGCAAGACGGACAGCTTCGTAGATACCATCGAGAATATCGCCACTCATAACTCCTTTTCGAAGAGGAAGTTCAAGAGCTTTTGCAAGTTCTGCAGTCGCTCCCAAAGATTCTTCTTTGACTAATGAACCTGCTTGGCGAAGCACTTGATTCATTTCAGGAGTTGGATTAAATAACTCTCTAGTCATTTTAGTAAATCTCCTTTATTAAACGATGTTAATTTCTACTTTAGCATAGTCGTCCGCATCTTTAGCAGAAAGGAATCGACCAATTTGAGCACTCCCAGCACTGGTTGTGATTTTAGCGTCCGTATCAAAGTACGCCTTGTCACCAGCAGATGGAGTCCCAGCAATATTATCAGTTACAACTGTACCACGACGTAGTAAAAGAACTTTTCCGCCCTTTTGTACTTCGTCTTTAGCAAAGTTAATGTGTTGACGTGTAAGATCTAAGTTTACAACGTCGTTCAAAAGTAAACCAGCAGGATCGTCACTAGTACCAGTAGCTTTAATAACTTTGGCATTAGCGTCGTCCATACTTGCTCCAGACCCATTGGAACTATGTGTGACGATTTGGCCACGAGTGGCTATTTCGTCCATAAAGAAACTGAGGTCTGTGAGATGTTCAACTCTATCAGGTTTAAGTGCCATTTAGCTCTCTCCTCTATTATTTATTAAAAACGTAGGAATCTACCCAATCGCGAAGACTTGCACGAGTTTGTTCTGCTTCATCCACTCCTTCGGAATCAGAAGCAACGGTTAAGTCGGCTTCTTCTTCTACGGAAGCAGTTTCAAGAACTTCTTCGGCAATCTCTTCAGCTTCAGCTTCTTCAGCTTCTTCCTCAGCACTTTCTGCTGATTCTGTAGCTTCTTCGGCTTCTTCACCTTCATTAGCTTCAGTTTCTTCAACTTCAACTTCTTCGGGTTTAACACTTGCAATAGTAGCAAGTACTTCTTCAAATTGCTCATCTGAAAGTGAGGCAAAAGTTTCAAGCTTGGCTTCAACCTGATCTTCAGCAATACCTGCTTCAACTAAGGCTGTGGCTCTCGCATTTCGCTTTTCCTGTTCTTTCATCTGAGCGATGGCGGCTTCGGCTGCTTCTTTTGCTTCGGTCAGTTCAGTAATCTTAGCTTCAAGAGCTTCGATATTTTCTGCACTTTCCTTAGCTCCGGCTTCAGCTTCGGCCAATTTTTCACCTAAAGCTTCAACTGTCTGATTTAACTCAGTAGCTTCAGCTTCAAGCTTCTCAACGTTAGCCTGAGAAACTTTTTCGCTCAACTCTTTAACTTCAGCTTGTGAAGTTGCAAGAGCTTCTTTAAGTTCTCTGACTTGTTCGTTCAAGAAATCACTTGACATAAGAATCTCCTCTTCGGAACCTGCGTTAGAAAGAATATTTTGTTCTACTCTAACTGATACACCATTTTTGTTGGAAAACAGGTTTTTTGATACTGAAGCGCCTGCAAAATCAAAGATCTCATCACTATTAAAAATGACGCTATCTGGATTTGCCGGCTTTTCAACAAAACCCTTTCCGGAAAAAGTTATGTTTCTTAAGAGCCTACCAACCTTATGATCTTGAAATTGCCCACTTCCACCATAAGCTCTAAGGTGTCTAGTTAGAAACGCGGTATCTTCATTTCTAGCTACAATATGATTAGAACCTTTTGGATCTTGTACAGCGTAGTCAAAACCACGGAAAATACACTCCATAGAAACATACATCTGTCCCGCTTCAATCTGTTGTATCAAATTTTCTGCTCTAGTTTTATATTCAGGGTCTTGCCACTGTCTATAAATAACAGAAGATACTAAGATATGAAGAGGGTCTGGTAGTTTATCAGCAGGTGTTTCGTCAGCAATGGCATTAAATTCACCATCAACTGCCCAACCACCAATAATACTACCAACTATTTTCTTTTCATCATGCTCAAGATTTGCTGGCTTATATTTAGGCGTGTCTTTTGCTGCCCAAACTTCCTCCTTGCCAAAAACATCATCATTCCTATTCCAAGATGATGTTACTAAGATTGAGTATGTATGATAAACATCGTCATCAGCTTGTCCGGCCTTGCTTAAAAAATCAGAGACGTTATTAAGACATTTTTCATGTACACTAGATTTGTCGTCAACTAATTGAAGTTGAGATGCATAAGCTATTGATGCATTTGATTTTATTAGCTCAGAGATGCCGGCATCTTTCTCAGCTTGATATGTAATAATTTTACTCATAGAATATTACTCCTTATAAGGATTTTACACCAACTTACCATTTTTCTCTTGGAAATAGGTATAATAAGAAGCACGTATGCTTCTAATCTCGTCGATGCTAAGGCGGCGATCCACTTTTTCTGATGCTTCAGAAACCCAGCTATCACATTCATTGTGGATAGATCTGCAATTCATACCGTCTTTTATTGCTGTAGCGACAGATGTTTCTGTTACTTCTGAATTGGGTATTAATGAACATAGTATTTCAAACTTAACTTTTTCTGCTTTTGCATTTTCTATTGCAGTTAAACTTCTCATATTCTTTTTATCAAAGTCTGCAAGTAATACAGGATTAATAATTTTAGCAATCTTATCTTGTGCTTCACGCGCCCATATTTCAGTAGTTGCTTTTAGAGCTGGTTTGAATGTCCTTCGTTCACGAGGCATGTCGTCAGTAGAGTTTTTAGGTCTACCCGGCTCACCTGAAGGAAGTTCTTGTTCGACTTTAGGGCTATCGTTCTTCGGCTTACTTCTCATCTCAAGGGCAGTCTTTTCGTCAGGATTCTTTTCACTTAATTTAAGACCTACTTGTGATGGGCTAGCAACACCAGTCTGCAATGCAATTTTTTCCTTAGCAAAATCTTTGTCAACTGCATGGTATGGACTAACTTTTTCTTGCATAGTTCCTCTATCCCTTTGCTTGGCCTCATTTTCAATCCTTTTCTTCTCAATATTAGGCTTGGCTTTTACCTGACGTTGAATGAACTCGTCACTAATAATGTTTCTGTCAGCAAGATTAATCATGAGTTGCATCATGGAAGCAGGATCATCAAGTTGCATAAAATCAAATTCAACCTGAGCTGACTGCCTGAACCCCATAGACTTCTGGACAATCTTTACTTGGTGATTCCAAAACTCAAGTAGAATACCTCTAACATAATTTAGTCTTTCTGTCAGAGTTTTAAGAGAGATGAAATTATTAGTAGTGCCGCTAGCTCCAAACGTACCTGTAAGGGTTGGCGGAATGCCAAGACAAGAATAGATAGACATCAGTGTTGGTCTGTATTTTTCTTCACCTAAAAATCTTTGTACATCTGTTCCTGTTTCTAGTAACTGGATATCTGGACCCCAGACAATGTCCATTGTGCCTCCGCCAGTATTTGCGCCAAGAATTTCACCAAGCGCAGATGCTGCAGTCGGAGTAGGGGCAAGTTTGTGATCTAAGTCACCAAGTTTCCAAACACGAATCTTATTAACAGCTCCGTCAAGTGCTGCCTTGTCTGCTAATTTAAGCTTCTCGTATAGGATGAGATCATCGAAGCAAGCGTAGGTCATAGGATCAGCCCAAACCTGCCAATCATCTTTCTTATAAAAATAAGTAAATGTTTTCTCTGGTGGTAAAAGTATTCCATTCCCATTTCTAGAATCTAGAAGTTCTTCAGGAATCATCTTGAGCATCATTTTTTCATTTGCACTTCCAGAGTTCCTGATTTTCTCTAAGTCCCTTTTCATATTTTTGGGCAAATCCATTTTATATGTAAAGTGACCAGAAAGAGGAGCAAGAGGTCCTCCTACCACATCCAGAAGAA